CGTTGTATTTGCCGGATCTTCTGGAGAGCTAAAAAAATGATAATCAAAAAATGTATAAGTTCCAGGAGGCAAAACATTTGATATTTTAAAGGTATTCATAAATATACTACTTGTCGGAAGTTGTTGTATTAGAAAAATTAAATACATTTTGAAAATATCCAGGTTTCCAAGCATTAACATTTCCCTTATCTCCTCCGTCTGTTATTTTGCTAACATAATATGTTGAAGTGCTATGATTTTTATCAAAATAAAGATAAAAAATAAGATTTGTTGTTGTAGAAGGTTCCCAACCCAATTTAGAAACCCATATTCTTGCCATTTTAGATGTTGTATTCCAATCTTCTACTTCACCATACATTTGAGTTATGCCATCATCTGTTGCCGGTTGTATTCTCAACCAGGGCGAAGAAACATTCATTTGATTAAAAATCCATTGCATTTGCTGTAATGAATATCCTGAAGTAGTTGCTAAAACCAATTCATAAGGAAATCCTTCACTACTTGTTGGTATATTTTCTTTAGGTATGAATATTTTGATTCTTCCATCATATCCTCTAAGCCATTCTATTGTTGGAGCATAGTTTACAGATAAATAAGGGTCTTTAGATGTTCCTGTAGTTTCAGAAGTATATATTCTTATATGATTAGATGTATTATTAGAACCAGCATAAGCAGAATTTATAGCATCGTGTCCCTCTAAAAGTCCTATTGCTGTAGTAGAAGTATTAGAAATCCAGCTTATTCCAGTATCATTCATTGTTAAACAATTGTATGCTCCTGTAGTTATATTCCCAATATCTATCGCTGTTGCCCCAGCAGTAGATGTTTCCCATTTGGCGGAAATATTAAAATCGGCATTTACAAGATTAAAATATGATGCCTGATAAGTTCTAAAAACATTTATCCAATCATCTCCATCATTATCTCCATTAGATTTAGAGGCAACATAAAAACAATAACTTGCAGAAGAAACGCTATAATTATCTGGTAAAGCAGAAGTATCAAAAGGAGAATAAAATCTATAAATATCAAAAGCTCCAGCAAAAGTTTTTCCAACATAAGGAGAATAAATAAGAGAGGTTGACCTATCTGCTCCGTTTCCAGATAAGGCATTTCTGGCAGTTGACCAAGTAGCTCCATTTGTATATTTTACATATCCATCTCCATTAGTAGGAGCAAATTTTATATTTCCGGAAGCAGCATAAGCTATATTTAATAAAGAAGTTTTTATTTTTTCTTTAAATTCAAAAACTAATTTAGGTTCATATTTGTATTCTATATATTTCCAGCCATTTAAGTTTATAAACTGAGGTTGAGGATAAAATCTTTGTTCTACCAATATATGATTTTCATCTTTTATTCCTTTAGAAATAATAATAGAATTTTCTGTCCTTTTACTTTCTATTTCGTTATTTTCATAAGGAGCTTCTTTCCCAACATAGGCTATTTTTACAGTTTTATCACTGATCCAAACATTCAAAATATTGTCTTTAAAAACCCAGTAGGTTAATCCTGACAAAATAAATAAAAAAAATAAAATTGTAATAAGAATTTTTTTCATTTTATATTAAGTCTGCCGTTATTTATTTGAATACGACCATTGTTGATAGTGGTGGTGGAGTTGCGGGAATAAGAAAGTGGAGAGTCATAAGTAGCATAAACAGAAACTTTATAAGAATAGTTAGATGTAGACATTGGGTCTGACCAAGCCGATGAATCTTTTATATTAGATGCAATTCTTCCATCTCCAGATTTTCCAGAATCTCTAAAATATTTTCCTGCATCATTAATAGCAAAAGTTGCTAAATATATTCCTCCTGAAACAACACTTGCACTTATAGTATTATCAGTATTCCATTGAGCAGATGCACCACAATTAAAAAAACTTCCATTATCTATTAAGTTATAGGTTCCAGAATTATTTTTATACACTCCTAATCCACAAGCATTGCTAAAATTACCATAACCATAAAAGCTTACACTACTAATTGTTCCATTTGAACTTACAGTAGAATTTTGATTAGATAAATAATAATGATGCGAACTACCATTTACCGTTGGGTCTACTTCTGTTGCTCCAACGCTCGTATAACCAAAAGTAGCACCCTTTGTAGTAAGTGGTATTAAAAATAATATAAGTAATGTTAGTATTATTTTTTTCATTTTATTATAACAGGATACTTCGCTATCTTATCTAACCAATTCCAATCACAACTTATTTCGTGTGTATTGCCATAGATGTTTTGGTCGCACCATAATTCTAATCCGTCAGCATCAATCGCTTTTACTCTGTAAATATGGAATGCTTTGCCCGCTCTAAAATTATATCCTCCCATTTTTGAATAATCGCCACTCTCTGAATAATAAACAGCGTATGAATTAACTACATTATCAGGGCGTTCTGCTGTTCTTTGTCCGTCTTTTTCGCAGTAAGTTTCATAACAAGTTTCTCCTTCTATGTGTTCTTCCTGTGTTAAAGGTAATTGCTTATAAAACTCCAATCCTGTGCTATCTATGGTTGAATAAAAGGTGCTTGTAGCAGGTTTCTTGTTTAAAACAAGTTGATACTCATAGCCACCTTCTTCTGTTGATGTAGGGGAATCAAAGTATTCGTAGGTTATATCAGGAGTTTCAAACTTTATTTTATCGCCTTCAAAAATAAGGTCTTTATCTTTTTTCTGGATAATATCTAACCCTTTTGGTTTAATAGAAAATTTTGCTTTGCCTTCCCACCTTGTTATCTCTAACTTTGGTTCAAATTCTGGTTTTGTTTTATCTCCTAAATTAACTGCAACGCTGTTCTTATCAATGGCGTTTATTTTTAATGCTGTGCCGTCTAACTGATACTTGCTCTTAATTCTGTTATCTGCCAACGCAAATTTCTCTACTACCTTTTGAGTAGATATTCCATCATAAAGCAAACCACCTTTCTGAAACTGTGTTTCTCCTGCTCCAAAAGCAACAACAATAATGCCTGTTGCTATAAGCCACTTTTCAAATCTCTTATAAAATTTGTATAAGATTTCTTTTATCATTTAAAGTCCTTACTTAATTGACATTTAAAGTTTTTGGTAGAATTGCTACCTGCCACTGTTCTATATTTGCACGAAATCAAACTCTCTGTTGATGTTCCATAAGGTAATGAAGGTAAAAATCCATATTCAAATGCTATGTTGCTAGCAAAGGATAATGTCGTTGTAACCGAACTCCCTTGAAATATCCTAATATCAAGATTGCCGTTTAATGGTGGGTTTACGATTGATAAAACTGATGTTGTGGTTGCAATCTCAACTCTTGCCATATTTGAGAAACAAGGTTTTGTTGTAGATGCAAAGTCAATCGTAGTTGTGGCACTTGTAGATGTTCCATAGTCGCATTCTGTTGCAGAACCATAATATCCACCCAATCCAATAGCTAATGTGCTAGTAGAGATAGATAGGGCATTTCCTGCTGAAAAGTCAGTAGTTGTTGAAAATCTAAACAATCCTGCTGAATAATCGTATCCCAATGTCATCGCTTGTATTCCGTTATGAGTAAAGTCTATTGCACCATCTCCTGCACCTGCTGTTCCAATATATGATGTTGTAGCACTAATATCCCACCAGAAAGGTGCTGTTGCTGTGGCAGTAGAACCTAATGCAAAGTCATAAGTTGAAATCGTTGATGTAGGGATAATCAATGATGGTGTTGTGGTTACAAATACTGTCGTTCCACCACTTCCAGAAGCAGTTGAGGCAATCACAATTTGCCCTGCTGTTGATGTTGAAAGGGTAATGTTGCTACCAGCAACTAATCTTCTATAATCATAAGTTCCACCACTATTTCCAACCAATATTTGGTCAGTTGTAGGGGTGGTAGATGTTCCTGTGCCTCCGTAAGTTAATCCGATAAGAGTGCCGTTCCAAGTTCCGCTCTTAACAGTTCCTAAATAGGAATTTGTCCCTACTGTAAAGTTTGTTGTAGAGCCGTTTGTTGCCGAAATCCAAGTGGCATAAAGATTACCAGTTGTTAAGTTAGTTGATGATACATTACCAGCAGAAGGTATTGCTGTGGCGTAAAGGTTTCCTGTGGTTAAGTTAGTTGAGCTAACATTTCCAGCACTAGGGATTGCTCCAAAATAGCCGTTTCCTGATGCAGTGATGTTTGTTGTTGAGGCGTTAGTATAAATTAACTTTGTTCCCCAAATGTTTGTAGCAGTAAAGTTAGTTGTGCTTCCATTTCCAAAGGTAAATAAGTCAGTTGAGGTGTTGTAGGTAAATCTGTCGTCTTGCCCAATTCTTGTTGGTGAATATCCAAAGATAACACCATTTGTTTTAATAGTTGTAGTTCCACTTCCTCCTGTTGTTATTCCGTGAGAATGACTATCATCTGCAACTACTATTGCTGATGAAGTTCCTGATACATCACCACCAAACTCAGTAGATGTTGTTAAAAAATAATTTGATGCAATGCTTGCGACATTAGAACTTAATTGTAATGGATATGTCCAAGTATCCACTCTTTCTGTATAAGCATCGTCCCAAGTAGTTGCTCTTGTTGTAGAAGGTATTACATAACCCGCAGTTAGACTAAAATCTTGTCCTGTTAAATCAATGCCTAATATACTCTCCGTGGCCGTAGCGTGAGCCAAATTCCCTGCATTATTCCAAGATGATGAAGCCGTATCTAAAGCATTCCATTTATTAGCTGATGTTATACGAGCGTCTGCTAAGGTTCCAGTCCATTGAGGAGTCAAAGTTATTCCTGTAGTATCTATTAAAACTGCTAATCCTAAATTAGTATCTGATGTTGTAGCAAAATTAAGAGTTGTTGTAGCATAGTTTTGATATGCTGTTTTAAATGTTGTAGTTGTAAATCCACCACCAGCTCCACCTTCAGAATTACACGAAATCTTACCAGTAGCCGAAGCGTATGTGCAGTATTTTGCATCTGTCATTGTGCCTCCATAAATTCTGTTATAGGCGTTTGCCCATTCGGTGCTTGATGCTGTTAATGGTATTCCATAGCCACTAGATACTGTTGGGGTAAAGGTAACAGCAGATGTTGATGTTGTAATCGTCAATCCAATTCCCGTCGCTGTTCCTGTGGCAAATGAAAATGTAGTAGTAGCAAAGTTGTTAATAGATGTTGTAGTAAATCCTGATGATGCAGAAGGGTCAGTATTGCAGTCAAAATATCCTCCTGCATTCCAAGTGCAAAGTTTTGTTGCAGTTAAGGTTCCTTTTGTAGTTCTATTATGTGCTATATCCCAATTAGAAGAAGAGGAGTTAATTACACTATAAGCAGTATCCCAATTTGGTGCTGTTTTAATAACCTTATTTGAACTTGAGGCAAATTCAGTAGAACTTGCATCGGTAACTAAATTATAACCAGATGCGATACTTGCTTGAAAATCGTGATTATTAGCTGATGAAACAACCTTAAACGATAATCCTGTTCCAGTTGTGGTAGAAATAGTTTGTGTTGCACCTGTCTGTCCTGCCAAAGATGTAATACCAGTAGAAGGAGTAGAATTACACGAAATCTTACCTGTTGCACTTGCATAAGTACAATATTTGCCATCTGTTAAAGTTCCATTTACCCTATTATAGGCTGTGTCCCAATAGGTAGATGAGCTGTTAACTATCGTATAAGCGCTTGTCCAATTTGAATCATTAGTGTTTAGCGCAACTGATGATGATGTCCAATCTGTTGTGCTTGCAGTTGTAGGGATTATGTAGCCAGAAGTTAATGAGAGTGCTTGTCCAGTTAAGTCAATTCCTATGATACTCTCTGTCATTGTTGCGTGGGCAAATCCATAAGCACTGTCCCAGTTAGGAGCAGTTTTTATTACCTTATTTGAGCTAGAAGCAAACTCTGTTGAGCTAGCGTCAGTAAGTAGGTTGTATCCACTAGCGATACTTGCTTGAAAGTCGTGATTATTAGCAGATGAAACTACTTTAAACGAAAGTCCTGTTCCTGTCGTAGTTGAAAAAGTCTGTGTTGCTCCTGTCTGTCCTGCTAACGATGTAATACCAGTAGAAGGCGTTGAATTACAACTGATTTTTCCTGTGGCACTGGCGTAGGTGCAATACTTTCCATCACTTAAAGTTCCATTTACTCTGTTATATGCTGTGTCCCAATAAGTAGAAGAACTATTTACTGTATTATAAGCAGTTGTCCAATTGGTAGATGAGTTATTTACTATGGTATAGGTGCTATCCCATTGTGGGGCAGTCTTTATTACTTTATTAGATGATGATGCAAATTCAGTTGATGAGGCATCAGTTAAAAGGTTATATCCAGTGGCAACGCTAATCTGTGCAGCACCTCCAATTACTTGCCTTGTGTTATCAAAAGACAATCCTGTTCCTGCTGTAAGGTTTCCAGTAGTTAAAGTTGATTGTAAGCCCAAAGTTGATGTTGCACGGCATTGCAATACTCCACTTGAATAAGCCACGGGCATTTCACCAGTAGCACAAGTAGTCGTTGGCATTGTATTGCCATTTAAAATTGTAGTTCCCCAAACTCTTAAATTAGAAGATGTAGCGTTAGTCGTTGATACTCCTGTGAAAATAGGATTTGTTGGAATATAAAGAGTGTGGGTGTCGGCAGATGAACCTATATAAAAAATGTTTCCTGTATGAGACGATGTTGTAATCGTCTGTGAGCTTCCTGTTTGTGAGTTAATAGATGTAATACCTCCACCCGCCCCCGTATCGTCTGGTTTATAATTCCAATATGTACCGTCCCATTTTAAAATATATCCAATAGAAGGGTTTTGAGTGGTTGTTACTGTTCTACCTTGTATCTTTGATAAAAGCATTGAAGACGATGTTCCTGTTACATCGCCTGCAAATGTGGTAGTAGATGTTAAAGCGTCAGAGCTTCCTCCTCCCAAACTTCCCCAATTAGAGCCATCGTATCCTTCAAAAGCAGTTCCGCTCCATCTAATTGTTCCTGTTGCTGTGCTTGTGCTATTACCAACAGTTATGCCTCTATCTAAAATAAGATTAAGTTGTCTTACTCTCGGCAAAATTGATGTCCCTGATTGGTAAAACATTGGCATAGGAGAAATAGTATCTCCAACAGGCTTGCTAAACCAAGTCAAAGGATTATACCAACTAGCAAAAGCGACATTTGCAAATAATAATAATGAAATTATAAAATAAAATAGTTTTTTCATCTTCATTCAAGGTTATATTTCTTCTTTAACGCTTCCATCATCTTTGTTTCTTCGTCGTCTTTTTCTTTTTCAAGTGCTACTGGAAAAACTGCTGTAAATTTTAAATTTTTGCTAAAATCTTTTAAGTTATCTGGTATTTTTTCAACAACGCTTATTAAGTCTTTAACAACTTCTTTTGCCGATTTTTCAAATTTATTTCCTATTTTTCCCTCTAAACTATCAATTTTACTTTCAATATTACTCAAGTCTGTCTTCTCTGGCTTATTCTTGTCAATTTTATCGATCAATTTAGTCTTTAAATCGTTTATAGACGACAAAATCCCTGAATAATCAGGGTTTTTTGGTTTGTTTTCGTTAATAAGCTGTTCTAAACGAGACAATCTATTAAAAAGTGGCAATAAGTCGGTTTCTGGCACTTCTGGGAAAGATGGAAAAGTAAGTTTTCCAATTTCTTCCTTAATTATCTTTCTTACCTTTTCATAATCTACTTCCATTCCAAATCCTCCTCCAACACTTGCTCTTGGGTCTCTAATAACATATTGAAATTTCTCTGTTCCATACATTCCATTTATCTGTGTATATCCGCTGTCATCGTAGGTTGTTACTAAAATATCAATGTATGTTTCGTCTTGATATACTGGCACATTCCAATTCTTGTAAAAATAACCATTTCCATTGTCTGTTAAGTCAATGGTATCAATAGTTTCTCTAGTATTAGCATTCAAAACAACTGCTCTAACATAAAATGTTCCACCATTTAAGGTGTCTTGAAGTTGTTTTGTTATCGGCAATATTTTAGCAGGGGTGATTTGTGTTGCCATATATTATTCTGTGCATTCGGTTATATAAACAGTTCCAGCAGTTCCTCCAACTGGCAATGCTTTAATAACGCCATTATAAAAGTTGTTTTGTGTTATTTCGTATCTTCCACTTGCTTGGATTATTATTCCTGCGGCAGTTGCTGTTGAGTTTGCCATATTCAAATAAACAGCAGGCGATGTTGATGCAACATTAATAGATACATATTGTCTGGCACTATTGCCAGCTAAAATAGTTGTTGCTCCTGTGGTAGCAACTGTTGATGTGGTGTTAGTGCAAGTAACTAATCTTATTTGGTTTGTTGTAGCACCTAATTTCATATCTTGCTTAACAGCAAATCCTAATACTGCTAACGATAATAAAACTAAAATTATATTTTTTATTTCCATATTTTATGTGTGGCTTTTTTATATTATTATTTCCACAATTCTACTCCCAGAAGGGAGTAGTGTGTAGAAACAATCGTGTTAATCGCAACCAGTTGGCTTTGTTGATGTAACAATAAATGTTCCGTTTCCAGTTGTAGTTGCAAAGTCAATATAATAAAGCACTCCTCCTTTATATTTTCCGATACAACCATCACCAGTTGTTGATCCAACAGTTAAGTCGTCAGCAATGCTGGAATCACCGGAATTAGTAGATTTGGCTACTGTTATTTCTCTTGATGCGTTTAAAACATCAGTTCCATTAACAGAAAATCCATTTCTAAAATCCATTTTATCTTGCCAAACAACAAGTCCTAAATTTGGATTATCTACTTTTTTGTTAAAAGTATAATGATAGCCAAATAATAATATTGCGAAAATAACGATTATTACAAAATAATCTTTAAATTCCATATTAGCCTGTTGCTTCTGTTACTTTGACATCAATCATTTTATAAGTTCCCTCATAGAATGTCTTTGCCTTGTAAACACAATTTGCCAAGAATGTTGTTCCAAGTTTTCCGTTTGATGTTTGGTCTCCACTCTTAACATTAACTTCTTTTTGAACAACCATATCAGTGCATTTTTCAATGCCAAAGAATTGATGGAATGTCTCATTAGACCACAAATCCAATGCTTCTGATGTAGCAACTGTTACAGCAGTTGTTCTACCACCTAACCAAACTGTTATCTTTGTTGGAGCTGTGGCGTTATCAACTGTTGCATACCAATTTCTAACTTTTCTCTTATTGGCGGCACTTAAAGAATAATAATTTTTTTCATCTCCAACCCCTCCAGCGTTAATCAATGCTTGTAAATTGAGCAATGTTTGTGCTGTTGATGTTGTCTGTAAAATAGAACCTGCTGTTGTTCCCATTGAAGAAACAAATGTAAACACAACTGAATCAATTGTAATTGTTGCAGAGTTAGAAGGGTTATCTGCTGGTGTCCAAGTTGCTGAATAAGGTAAGTTATTTGAGACATAAATCTTAAAGTCGTTAAACATACCTTTTGACTTATATCCGTATTTTGTAACTTGGTCTCCTAATTGTGTTTGTCTACCTCCCAAATATGTTAAGAGCTTTTGATAAACTGCTGGTGTAATGACAGCAAATCTATTTCCTTCTGTTGCATTTTGAGCAAGTAAATATCTATCTGCGTATGTAAATACATCAACAATGTTTGTAGATGTAACTGCAAACGGGTCTCCTGCTGTTCCTGCTGCAATGTCTGCATCGTCAACATCTGAAACGGCATTTCTAATTTCTAACAAGAAGTGGGCATCCATATCTTCTTGTAATGCCTTTCTCATTTTTTCAACATAATGAGCCATCAAGTCGTATCTTGATTGTAATTGCTGTGTGTCATCAACAAATACATTGATAATTGCAAATCTATCAATAGTCATTGAGTTATCTGTAATTGTAATATCTTGTGCTGTTGACGCTGTTCCTGCTACATAACTATCAACTGAAACATCGCTTGCGTATGGTCTGTGAATTGTATCGCCATATGTTAATCCAGCTTGTTCCTTGAAAGAAGCAATTTCTCTAAAAAGAGTTGATTTTCTCAATGCTTGTTCCAATAACGATGACCATAATTCTGGATTGGCTGCACTTGTGCTATTTGCCATATATTCTTGTAAATCTTGTAAAAGAGCTTACTATCTAACCACCTATTCCTGTCCAAATTTCTTTCTTTGAATATTGATAAATTCTTCTGCACTTATTTTCCCTGCTTTGACATCGTCAAAGGTTGCATTTTCTTTATCAAATATCTCGGTTTTCGGAGATGGGCTTGGAGTTTCTGCTGACATTTTCTTTTTTATCGGCTTAAACTCATCAAATCCTTTATAAACTAATTCTGGCGGTGTAGCATATAAGCCCTCTTGTAATATTTTAATCTTTAATTTATTTAATACTTCTGGGGCATTATTGCCGTGTTCTTTTTGGATTAAATCAGATATTTCGCTTACTTGCTTATCAACATACTCAACAAGTTCTTGTTGTTCCTGTTGCTCCTTTGTTTTGGATTGGTATTCGTCTAATATTTTAAATTTATCAGAATACTTGTTTTCTATTGAGCCAATTAGGTCTTTAAAAAATGGTTTAGCACTTTCATCAATTCCATATTGTTCAAATAGTTCCTCTAATTCTTTTGGAGTAGGTTGTTGATTAGCTTGTTTTGACCTCTCTAATTCTCCTGTAAGTTCAGCAATTTTTGCCTTGTATTCCTTCTCTGCTCTTATGTGAGCTGATAATGGAATAGTTTTAATGTTCTTCTCTATCTTTTGCTCTGTTTTGTCTTCTTTAATCGGTTCTTCCTTTGTTTCCTTTGTTTCTGGAGTTTCCGTCTCAATTTTTGTCTCAGGTGTTTCTTCCTGTGGTTGAGGATTTTTTGATTCTTCAGCTTCCCGTTTTTCAACTTCGGCTTTAATCATATCCTCTAATTCGTTTTGTTCCATAAATTTGTTTGTCTTTGCTCTTATGGGAGCAACTTATTTATTCCGTTAATGGTGGATAGCCATTTCGTTTTTGTCTTGGTGCGATAACCACTTTTTAATTAACTTTTATAATCTCTTAAAGCTCTCTTTTCTGACATATTGAATAAGTTAGCCGTATAATCTGCTTTTTTCTTATCAAGGTATTCTCCAATCAATTGTCCTCCCTTAATAACTTGGTATTTTTCGTTAAACTTTACTACTTCAAACCATTGTGTAAAAGGGATATTTAAGCTTTTAATGTATTGTTCGTGGTCTAATTTAACTTCATTTACTTCCTTTACTTCCTTTGGTTCTGTTTCTATTTCTTTTGTTTGTATTTTTTTAGCCATATATTTTAATTATTTATTTTGACCTTTAACACCATTAACGAATTTCTTTATATTTTCCATACTTATTTCTGATAGTTTGTAATTTTCTCCTTCTAAAGTTATCAATCCCATTTTAAGTGCTGTTTTAGTATCAACTATTCTTGTTGTCTTTATATCCCATTTCTTATCGCTTATCTCTGCCATTTTCTTGTTAGTTCCTTCAATTAGTTGTCCTCCGGTGGGAAAAGCAACAATATTCCATAATCCATTTTCGGTATCAATCAATAACCATTCGCCAGATGTTAGTTTGGTATCATTCTTTAATTTCGGTAGGTTTTTCATAAAAGTTCTTATAATTTTTATTTACTTCGTTTTCTATTTCCTTTAAATCAGGAATAGCAAATCTATTTAAAAATGTTCCAAATACTCTCTTGTCTGATATAAGTTGCTGGCGTTTGCGTATATCTTCATCGTTGTTTACTTCCTGCTCGGCTAAAAGTTCTTTGACATTGTGTATTATCCCTTCAAATTCGCTTATTATGTCCCTAAATTGTGGTAGGTCGTATAAAGATTTAAGTATTTCATAGTTCTTTATCTGGCTTTCCCAATCATCTATGGCTTGTAAGGATAAATCGCCTAAGTCTCTTTTTTTTATCTCGTTTATTTTGTCTTTTAGTTCTTGTATGTTCATATAGGTTGTGTCATTGGTTGTTGTATGGGTTGTGGTTGCTCTACTTCTTGTTCTTGTTGTAGTTGCTCTGTATCGCCTCCCATAGGTGTTTGTATTCCTTGCTGTAATTGGGCTTGTAATTGTTGGCGTTTAGCCATTTCCATATCTATAAAGGCTTTCTTTGCTTGGTTCATTTTTGCTATTTCTGATATTGCTTGGAAATAAGTATCTAATATTGGGCGTTTCTTTTCTGGGATACCTTCGGTTTCTAATAAAAGGTCTCCAAAGTTCTTAACAAATACTTCATCGGCACTTTGATAAAACTTTGGCTCTTTACCTTCTAAAATCTTGTTAAAGGCGTTTTCGCTATTCTCAATTTGCTCTCTTGAAGAGTAGTATTCAGGTTGTAAAAATTCTTTTATATCTCTGCTGTCATACTTTGCCAATTTAAACATTTCTTCTAAAAGTTTCTTTGGGTTAGCACTTTGAATTACGCTTGGGTGATTAAATAACCATTGTTTTAATACTAAATCCTCTTTGTTCTCAAATATCTTTTTGTTGTTGTCCTCAATAATTACATCAAAATCAGGGTCAGCATCATCTTTGGTTATCATTTGCATTTCAAGTCCGTTCTTGCCTAATATTTGAACGGCAATCTTTTCTGATAAGTGTTCTCTAACGCCATATAAGTAGCGTAATCCTAATTGTTTAACACATTCCTCGTGGCTTTCGTTTTGATAATCTTGTTTTGTTGCCGATTGATACAAGTTCATTTGGTTAATACCAACCTTGTCTGTTTCAGCATTTCCTTGCACTCCTCCTGTTGTTCCACTATCTGTTGATCTCAAACTTCTTAAAAAGTCAACAACTTTCATTGATTTATCTACAATGTCAGGCGTTGCCATTATGCTATATGCCTCTGATACACTCCTACCACTCTTAATTGGCATCCAAAAGTCAGGTAAGTATTGTGGTGGTCTATCTGTAATATCTGGGTTATAAAACCTAACGGGTCTATTCTGACGCATTAAGTTGTTGATTTGCTCATCTACTATGGTTCTTTCTGCCACACAACTTGCTCTTATATCAGTTGCAGGTGCAATAGCCCAGAAGTTGTTAATATCTTCTTTTGGTGAAAATGAAGTATAAGGATAAAGGTTGCTCTCAAATACCTCTGTTAGTTTGCATTGTCTAACTGCAATTTTGCTCTTTGGTTCAAATAAAACATAATATCTTATTCCTTTTACGGTGATATATGCCTCAACCATTGAATAAGTCTTTTCTAAAAAGGCATCATTGCTTTGTATTCCTAATATTTTAAATCGTTCTTCTTGGGCTTTTCTTTGGTCGTTTACATCAGTAAAGAAATCTCTATTCTCTCCTGTAAAGTTTATAAGTTGCTCTACTGCCGTTTTATCATAGAATCCATTATCAACGCCTTCTAATAATTGGCTTTCTGTCTTCATTATTCCAACCTCTCCGCAAAATTGGTGTGTTTCTAAATTGCTACCTCCGTATGGTTGGCAAAAGAAGTTAGCAGGGTCAATAGCAAGTAAATGGTGTTTATATCCTTCTGCACTATCACTAAATATCTTATAAATTCCAACGCCAGACATCGTAGCAAATTTATTTACTCCTCTGTTTATCTGGTCATAGTTAGCAAATTGTATTCCTCTATCTCTATCTGCTAGTGCATTAACTTTAGCAACTGATTGATTATCAGCGTTCTTTGTTGATTTAAAAACAAATTTCAAGCGTGGCATACGGGATACATAAGTATCTACATATCCAGAAAAGTTATTTAAAGGAAAGCTTAAAAATCCTAATAACTCCTCTTTTGGCTTGTTAGAATACATATCAATATTCTTGGTGTATTCCTTCATTTGCTTTCCCTTTGCCTCGCAAGAAAAGCCTGTTGTAAAGGCTTTATATGCTTTCTCTGTAATTAAAGTGTCTATTGCCATTGTTGTATTTTTTTACCTTCGTAATCGCTATGATTTTGTTGTTGATATTGTTGCATTTGTTTAAATATCTCCATTGAGTTGTCTTTGTTTTCTATGTATTCTTCTAAACCATATCTTATAGCGTCCATTAAGTGGTCAAATCCTGTTTCTGGGGTGTTTATTACTTTTCCGTCTTTATCTGTCTGCCATAGATAGTTTCTATACTCCTTAATCAAATTAACACTTCCTTTTGTTATTGATATTCGTTGGTCTTGGACAAATTGTATTCCTTGATTTACGCTTCCAACTCCTTTGTGTGCTGGTAAAATTGATAGTCCATATCCTTTTATTTCATCAATACTCTTTGGTTCGGCACTATCTGCTTTAATCAATGCCTTTGGTAAGTTGTTAAAAATATCTGCTATCTGCTTATTGCTTAATCCTTTTTGATAGCAAACCTCATCTAAAATAAATCCTCCGTTGTATTTATAAATTCCTACTATTGCTGTTGGGTCATTGCTATATCCAAAATCCAATCCGTATCGCTCCAATCTTGCCTCGTGGGGTATTTGGTCTATTATCTGCCAGTCTTTGTATATCTTGCCTTCTACTTCTCCTAATTGTCCTTCTCCGTAAACTTTCCACCAATTCTTGTTTCCTTTTCTTAATTCAAGCGTTTTAACAATGTTTTCGTCTAATGCCTCGTTGTCTTTATAAGTAAGTGTTATATGGTCAATGTCTTCTCTTTTTCCTAGTAATTCGCTATAAAACCAAAACTCGTTGGTAGGGTTCCAGTCAAGCCATACTTCGTTCTTTGTTCTTACCTCTAACTGATTAAATGTTTCAAATGGTATGTTGTTTGCCTCGTTGATAAAAAGTATATCTCTTCTTGCTCCCTTTACCTTTTCTGGTTGGTCAACGCTGAAAAACTCTATCTTACTGCCAGTTTCAAATTGATAAGTAAACTCTGATTTATTCCACCTACTATCTTTAAAATAGTTGTGGTTATCCATTATCAGTAAAAAGTCTTGCATTACTCCCCTTCTTAAATGGGGTAAACTTTCTGATACAATGCTTATAACTAAATTATCTTCGCTTTGTGCTTTGTTTATAAGATAAAGAACTATGCTTACTGTCTTACTTGCTGATGTTCCGCCTTGTATTGCTCTTATTCTTTTTTTAAGAGCTAATATCTTCTTTGTTGCTGTTGTTAGTTGAAATAGTGCCATTTAATATTGGTATTGGTTTTCCTCCACTTGTTATGTCTTGCTCTGTTTTATCTTTCCAACCATAATTGTTTTTTAGATTAAATATTGCACCTGTTTGGTTCTTTCCTGTAAATAAATACTCTTCTGTCCAATTATGTATTATTTCCTTTGCTCTTTTTATAGTGTCAGAAAATTCTTCTTTATCTTGATAGTCAAGCAATGTTTCTCTATTTGTGTCAAGTGATACAGCAAGTCCTGTAATAGTTAATGGCTTTTTCTTTTTTTTACAATCGTTAAAGTATTTCTTTATTTTCTTTTCTAATTCTTTTTTGCTTTTAAATTTTATTGGTCTTCCTACTTTTGCCATATAATTCTTGTGGTAATTTTTCTAATAAGTCTTCTATTGCTTGTTCATCAGTTAGTTTTCCATCACTGATGATTTTTAAAAACTTGCCTAATCTGTTTTGATATTCTAAATAGGCATAATAAAGTCCGTGTTCTTTATAAAGTGAAAGTCCGCTTTTTATATCTTTTCTTATAAGATTAAAACGATGGAGTTGGTCTTCTGTCATAGTTCTATCATAATTTACTTTTGCCTGTCCCTGTCTGTTATCAGGGCTAATTAGCAATACCCGTAGGTTTTTTAAATATATTTGCTTCCCCCGACTTGGGACAGATAAGAATAAACAATGCTTTGTTATACGATGTCTAATACAAAAAGGGGCTACAAAGAATGTAGCTCCCCTCTTGATTGCAATTAGCACACTTTTAAGATAAAGTCAATATGTGAATTATTTTTCCGTTGTCGTTGCTTGTGGCTGTGCTTGTGGTTGTGGCTGTTGTATCGGTTGATTCAAATCAATCAATCCACAATTTAATTGCCATTTTTTTCCTTGAAATTCAAAAGGTATTTGAGCTACATTGCCAGCAGATTTCTGCGACATATCTGCAATCTTAATCAATGATTGATATTCAATAGAGTTAGTAAGTGATGTTCTTAAATTTACCCACTTTTCTTCTGTGGTGTTGTTCATCAATTCTGTTATTACTTTATTCTCTTGCTCTGTAAAAGGTGATGTGCTTGTAGCCGTTCCTACTGGTTTACTTTTCATTCCACCTCCAACTTGAAAGGCGATTGTGCCGATTACTAAAACTATTAGTAAGGTGATTAAAAAATAAGTTGCTATTTGTTTTTTTTCCATAAGTTTTTTTATTTATTTTTTAAATCCCCAATCTTTTGTTTGTATTATTTTTGTTTTATTTGATTATACATTTGTTTTATACAATCCTTACATAAATGAGTATATATTACCTTAACTATTCCTAATGATTGGTTAATAGTTTCTTCGCCAGACTTAAACTCAACACACCATTTAGTCTTTTTGCATAATACACATTTAAAATTGAGAGTTATATATTTATTATCCTTTTTTGATTTCATAACCTAATACTTTTTTGCAAACTTTGCATCTCTTTATTATCTTGGTTTCTATAAGTTTGTGTTCGCAGTCGTCTTGACTTGGCTTTCCTTTGGCGATTCTTAACTC